GCACTGTAGATTCAAATTGATAGTTGTCACTAATCGGCAAACAGCTTGGTAAATCTGTTTGCTCAGTCATAATTTTTATAACTTTGTCGCGTAATGCTTCGCATTCTTCAAATTCTTTAGCAAAAACATAAATTTGTACGCGGTTTTTAGTATGTTCTAAATAGCCACAATCAACCGTATTAACCAATTCACGGTTAGCAATGACGTAAATAATCATTGGGTAATTCACATCTTCTGGCGCGGCATTTGGCCATACTTGCTTTTCACCAAAAACAGGGGCTAAATGTTTATAAATCGCTTCACTAACGCGCATTAGCCGCCTCTCTTGCTGCTTTTTCGACTTCTTCGCCTAAGCGTTTGCTTAATTGATCCAGTGCTTCTTCTTTTTTGGCTTGCCAAGCTGGTGCTAAAAACCTTTGCGGAGCAATGTAGCGTCCGCTTTTTGTTTTCCATCCCCATTCTTGAAACTTGCCATAAAATGCACGGCCATCGAGGGGAATGATTGACTGAATGTTACCCATGCTTGCACGTTGGCCACGGTAAACACGCTGTTTTAAAGATTTACGCAAGTTACCTGGTTTAACAGTAATAACCGCGCCTTTTTCTTTAAATTTATGGGGAACAATACCCAACGGAGCGCGTGCTTTAGCTTCTTCAAGCACAACTTTAGTACCACTTTTAACCGCAATTTCTAAGGCTTTTTTAGCAACCTTGCCTTGTAATTGACTTAATGATTGCTCAAGCTCTTTTAAGCCTGTGACTGTTACAGTTTGAGTCATGGCTTTTACTCAATAACGCCTTCGCTAACCATGAGTTTTAGCTCTTTGTGGCGTAACTCAAAGTCAATCACGGCATGAATATGATAAATTTTGCCCTCATAAACGGCTCTTAATTCAGCGTTTATGTCGGCACGGTAACGCATATCTATTGTGCCTGTGACTTCGCTATGATTTTGTTGAGCTGCAAATAAGTATTTACCAGACAACGGACTAACACGCGCCCAAACTGTACACACGTCAACCCATTCTTGTTTTTCACCACCCGATAAACCACGTGTTTTAGTAAGGCGTTGGAAGGTAACGCGGTGTCTTAATTTACCAACAGGCGTTTGCATCAGTATTGAACTCGGTAAGGGTCAAGCAAGCCATCAACAAACGCATAAGGCACGCTGTTTACACCATAATTCATTACAGCTTCACGGTTTTCGTAAAGCGTTGCCAAGTCAACTAACACCCATTGCTTAATAGCTTTAGGAATATTGTCAGTCGTGCCATAGCCTGCGGTATAAGTCACAGCAATAGAGGCTTCAACCAAAACCATAGGCACAATTTCGGGTACTAAACTATTTTGATTTAATAAATAATTAGAGCCAGTTAATGTAGTTGTAGAGTCATCGTCATTGGTCACAATCACGCTACTAATCGCAATCAAATTAGGTACTAGCTTTATTTTGTCGCCGTGTTCTGCAATGGTTTTATAAGTTTTGGTTAATAACGAACGACCTAGTTGATGCTCAGCTCTTTCGGTAGCGACTTCAATTAAGTGTTTAATCAAATCATCGTCCGTACCGTCATCGGTGTCTAAGCGCAAATGTTGCTTAGCCAAATTGAGCGAAACAACTAACTCGGTTGACGGTACAGTGATAATGGTTTTCATGTTTCACCTAAAACAAAAAGGCGCATGACGCGCCTTTTGATTGTTGATATTAAGTGGCAGAGTTGGCGTAATGCTTAACTGCACCACCTACATCAATCAAGTTGCCACCGCTACGCGCCCACGCTAAGAAGCCAACTTGACCTTTTTTGGCGTAGGCAGAATCTTCAAAGCGGTGTAATGTGTTTTGCAATACATCACGCACATAATAACGACTCATATCACCAAACAACACAGACTTAGCACTGGCAGCCATCACAGGCATATCTTGGTTAATGGTTACTGGATAGCCAAGAATGGTATCAGGCATCGCTTCGGCTAAGCCGTCATAACCGGGCAAAAAGACAGGACGGCCAGTGTCGTCTTTGAGCTTGCGAATTTCGCGCATAGTTGTGTCATGCAGCATAAAACCGCATTGACTACTTGCACGATAAGCAGGGTCAACACTGTGTACCAAATCCACCAAATCTTCATAAGTAATGGTGGTTGTTTGACCTGCCGCACCTGTCACGCCTAATGTAGAGGCTGTGACAATACCGCGTGGCTGTGCCGTGCCTGTACCAGTGGTAAACATTTGGTTAGTGACACGACCCAAGCGGTCTGTAATGCGTTTTAATACAAATGCTTCAATGTCAACAGAGCTATCCATTAACAACTCAAGCGGTACAGCAACGACTTTGGAGCTAAACTTGAAAACGCTAAGAGCCACAGTGCCAAACACTGGGTCTAAATCATTCGCAGAAGTGTTTTCTGGAATCAGCTCACCAATCTCGCTTGTGCCATCGCTTGTTGGGAACGACATTGGGTTGCCCATTTCGGTTTGAATAACCGTAGCCACTTCACGAATACCGCCATACGCTTTCAGTGCATCAGCTACAGTTTTAGCAATATCGGTTTGTACGGTGTAACCACCTTCACTGCCTGTGGTGGTGGACATAGTTGCACGAATATCCGCCCAATCTTGAGCAGACATGGCTTTGTCACCACCTTTTAACCATTTGGCAAATAATTGGCGACTTTTGGCAACGGCAGGGTTTTTGTTACGCGCATTGTGGGCGGCTGCATCAGCTTCTTCGCCTGCTTGCTCTGCTGTTAAAGCATTGGCAAGCTCATTAATGCGGTCAATTTGTGCTTTTGCTGCATCAATTTCAGCCAAAAGTGCTTCATAAGTGGCTTGGTTTTCTTCGCTCCACTCATTAGATGCGGTATTTTCTACCAAGTTTTTAGCTTCGGTGTGTTTTGCTTTGATTAAAGCGCGTAATTCTGCAATCGTTTTCATAATTTAGGTCTCTTGTGACATAAAAAAAGCCGCTGAATGCGGCTATGTTTTCAAAGTTTGCTTAAATACAAGCAAGATTTAAGCGGTTTAATGCTCGTTGTTTATCAAAAACTACGGTTTTAGCTGTAGGTTTTGGGGTGTTTTGTGGGTTATTTGGGGGTTGTTGTTTAGTAAATACGGCTTTAGGAGCGTTTTTATACACGCCTAATTGCCAGTTTTGCGCCTGTTGTGCAGTGTTTTTGGCTGTTTCTGTGGTAGAAACTTCATCAATAAAGCCATAATCAAGGGCTTCTTGTGCCGTAAACCATGTTTCAGCGTCCATAAGTGCTGCAATATCAGCCGTATTTTTGGCAGTTTTTTTGGCGTAACTGTTGGCCAAGGTTGCATCAATCTTGTTTAGTAGCGTTGCCGTTTTGGTTAGGTCGTTTTTATCACCCCATGCCATCGTCCACGCATTGTGAATCATAAACAAAGAGCCTTCACCCATTGCTACACTGCTACACGCTAACGCAATATAAGTAGCAGCACTGGCACAAAGACCGTCAATGTGAGCAATAACAGTTTTACCACATTCAGTAATAGCTTGTTCAATGCAACGTGCGGCAAACACGTCCCCACCTGGTGAATTGATGCGTAAACGAATAGTACTTGCTTCAATGTTAGCCAACTCTTTAATAAAATTCATCGGGCTAACACCGCCCCACCAGTCGGCTTCATCATCAGTGCTAACAATCATATCGTACAAGTAGATAGTTGCTTCGTCTGCATTGACCGCATTAGTCACCACCTCAAAACGGCGATTAGCTGTGCGATTAAGCGCGTACAATTGATAGAGTTGTGCCATGTTAAGCCTCTGTATTTTCTAAAACTGTTGGCATAACGCCTGCCAACACATCACCACCCACAACAGGGGCTAAATTTTCGGCCTTACGAACTTCGTTGACTGTCATAAAGCCAGGTTCACCTGCTCTACCTAACGCCACGCGGTACGCATTAAAGCGGCCTATGGTATCGCCTCGCTCTAAGCCTGCGGTCATAAATTCGCAAAAGTAAGGCCGCATAAATAATTTGTGATTGCACTCTTGCTCAATGCCAACCAAGTGCCGACTCAGGGTGTACTTAACAAAGCCAATGCCCATTTGCTCAACGCCACTTCCCCAACTGGTTGTATTGGTTGTGTGGCCAATCATAAAAGGTGGCACACCAAAAGCACGGGCAATATCTTCAACCTGAAATTGACGTGTAGCAATCAGTTGGGCATCTTCGGCACTTAGCGTTAGCTCTTGTATCTCCATGCCTTTACCAAGCACACCAGGTTTACGTCTGTTGCCTGCAATCAAATCTGCCCAAGCACTTTGAATGATTACCTTCTGATCTTCATTTAATTTGGCATCTTGAGTCTTAATGACAAACTCTGGTTTATTCCCTTCCCCAAAAAAATCAGCACTAAAATTATCAGCGGCCAAGGCAATGCCACCTGCAAACTTTAACGAGTAACGCAAAGGGCTAATGCTACGCAAGCCGTTAAAACCTAAGCCGCTAAAATGCAAAATATCATCTTGGTCAACTGTTTCGGTAATGCCTGTTAAGTTGTTAGTTACAACATACAATCTACGGCTTGAATCGTTAGGGTTGAGGCAAACTTGCACGTTTAACGGGTGCAAAGGCTCAAGCATTTTTACATCGTCAGTGTAATGCGTAACACGGTGAATACGTGCAAAGCCATCACCGTGTAAACACTTGCTTAAAATAATGTATGACCAAAACGCACTGGACGAATACACGGGGCTTGCTTGTTGATTTACAAACCACCAGTTATCGTGTTCAACGCGCTCTCTATCCCCATTGGATGCAACACGGTACACAGGCAAAGGTAAGCTACTTACCGCCCCAGCAATCAATTGAATACACGCAAAGATTGCACTAATCGTTAATGCAGTGCGTTCGTTTAAGTACACGCCTGCGGTGCTAACGCCACCTGTTACAAACTCATTAAAACTAGACATACTTAAATTAGTAGAAGTCGAGTTTTGCACAAGTGGCTTACGTCTTGCTTTAGCGTGTCGTTTTTTCATAATTAAAATACAGTAATAGAAGAAGGAATATCTTCGGTAAATAAATTGCTGCGGCCTGTGGCCATAATCAACGCAACCACAGGGTCAATCTTGCCTATAGATTTTTCCTTATCGGGTTTTTGATTGCCTGCCGCATCACGCACCATTACCACATTACCCATTGCCCAATTAATCACAGGGTCATTAGGGTGTTCGATATTGCCTGTTAAAATATCAATCTCTAATTGCTTCATGGCAGGCGATATGCTTAAAA